GATAACTATCATTTGTCAATGATTCATACCCACCCATATATTCTGTTAAATCAACGTTTCCGATTGCCTCATATATGTCTTCATTTATTATATGTTGTGGTGAAAATGCAACCATCAATCTATTTGAATCAGGAGCATTCATTTCTAAATATGATTTTTCATATGAATTATTTACACTTAATGCTCCAGATAATGATGCAGAGTCTATTCTTATTTTTTGAGAATATTCTGTTGTTGCACCTGCATTTGCAACATCCATCAAATAAGATTCTATGAAATTTTCAAATGATGCCGTTGTAAATCCAAAAAAATTGGCAGTTTTCGTTGAAGTGTAAAATGAATTATTTTTTTGATTTGGATGAAAACTTTGAATACTTGATGTTGTTTCTGGATTAAAATATTGCCAAAATTTCCATTGAGCTTGTAAATCATAAAATGATGAAGTTGGTGTATTTCCATTATATGAACGAGCTGCTAATACATGATTATCAAAAGAAGATGTGGATAATGGATTTGACCAGTAACGTAATTCAAAAATAGAACCTGATAGTATTTTATTTGTTTCAAAATTAGATCCAGATCCTATGTATAATTTACCATCTCTATTCCAAGAATTATTATATTGTGGTTTTACTCCACCATTTACTACAATACTTTCTGTTCTATCAACTACAACTTTTCCATATTTTTGAGTTTTTAATATAAAATCGTAAACTTGTTCTAATGAATTATCATCGTTTGATATATTTCTTCTTATCATTATATTCAGAGGTTCATCTTCATATATGTATTCATCGTATATTGATGCAGACAAATATGTTGAACCACTTGCCAAATAAAATGTAAGTGTTCCTTTTTCTATATCTGTTCCGTTTTTATTTGCAGTTACAAACCAATCTACCCCATTTGAAGAACTTTTTTGAAGTATTGTTTGTATTGTATTATTTTCATAATTGTAAATTTTTTCTGGTTGCATTTTCCACCGAAATGTAACCGTATCTGGATATTTCCATTCATCATAATGGTTTACTCTTTCCCAAGGCAATTCAATTTTTTGATTTTTTCCTGCAAGAGAACCTTCAAAATTTAAGTAATATGTAGATTTATCGTATAAATTTTTTCCTAAATCGTATGAACTTGGATTATACGCACCACCATATTCTCGTATACTCAATAAGGTTTGTGGAATACCATAAGCTGCAAGCAAAGCTCTTATTCCCCTACTTGTACCCTTTGTTCCATAGATATACGGAAGATTATTTAATATCCTTCTCCAAACTTCTTTTGTTCTTTCTTCTTCTGTCTTATTGTATTTTTCACCTAATATATTAAATTTTGGATCTTTATCGTTATTTAACCCTAATGCATATTCCCATAAATCTTTGTCACTAATATTTGAAGATAAATCCCATCCTAAATTTTTTGTTGCAATTTGTATTAAATCTTGTGATATTCCAGAATTAGGATCTTCTTTTCTTAAATGTTTAAAAAGTATGTGTTCATTGTAAGTATAGATTATATCAAAATGTTGACCAATCATGTTTACAAATGAAATAAATTGTTCATTATCAGAATTTTCTAAAATATAACTTGGAAATACTTTATACAAAGCATTTGGATTTTGAGTGTCAAAACTTTTTGCATACTCTAAAACAGAATTATACCAAAGTTCTCCAGGTCCTTCTGTTGTTTTCCAAAATTTAAATTTACCATTTTTTGTTTTTATATCTTCATTTGATACAGTTTCATACTTTGGATATGGGGTTATTGTATTTTCACGTATAATAAATGGATCTAAATTATACTGTTCATAATATAACCATTTTTCCCAATCATCAAATCCAGATATTAGTTTTTCTTTTAAATTTTTAATATTTACAATATTGGTATCAATTTCATCGTAAGATCCAATATATGTCATAAGTTTTTCAATTTCTGCATTGTAAGATTCTATCAATCTCATTTTGTACATAAAATTTTCTAATCTTTCTTCTGCAGAAGAATAAAAACAAAAATTGGTAAATTCTGAATAGTCAACGTTTATTTTTACAGGTTTTGTATTACCATAAACATATTTGTTTAATATCTCTTGTGAAGTTTGTAAATTTGTTGATAATAAATCGTTCCAAGATTTGTAATCTGTTTCACTAACAGTAGTAAATGAATAATCAGCATTATAGTTAGGTCCCCTTAAAGCATTTTGACGATTTACTGTTTGTGTTGGTTCTGTTTGTATTGTAATATTATCTATGTATGGTTTTAATATTTGTGTTGCTAACCAACATTCAAATCTCAATCCTAAATCTGTTGGTAATGGATAAAATAATTTTACATAAAAATATGTTTCACTGCCATCAGATGTAATGTTAATAACATCAAGTATTTTATTTTCACCAAAATTTAAAACTATTGGTGAAAAATAATTTTTAGGACTCAAATACTGTAATACAAAACTTTTTAATCTTTCTACTTCTACCAAATCATTTGGATTTGTTAGTGCTAATACTAATTCTCGTCTATCATTTGATATTTCAGCAACAAACAATTTTGTTGCACTAAATTCACTACTTATGTAATTTCTTAAAAAATTGTAAACAACTTTGTATGAACCAGGTTGTATTAAAAAATTATTTAAATCTTCTTTTACATTTAAATGAATATCCGTAGGATCTTCTTCGTTATCTACTTTCCAATTTTTTATATTATATGTAGATCCAACATATCCACCATCCGCATAAAAAACATGCATTTCAAAACCATCTTTTACAACTTGGTTTTCAATGTCATCTTTTACATTTAATATTGGAACTATAACTCGTCTATCACGTGGAACATTGTATCTAGAACCACGAATTGGTACAACGGAATTTAATATTTCATCAATATTTTGATATTGAAAATTATTCATTAAGTGTTATTATCCGATAATAGTGAAGTAATGCTTTCTTTTAATAATTGTATTTCTTTTTCTCTTTCTTGGAGTAATCTATCTTTTTCTAGTATTTCATCTGCCTGTTGAATTATTAAAGTTTCTTTTTCACGTGATTCTGTTAATGTTTCATCTACTATTTTTTCTAAATTCTTAACTTTTTGTTTTTGACCAACTAAATTATTTGAATCAGAATTTATTAAATTTGCTATATTACTAAAAAATTGTTCTGCACTTGTTAAATTTACAACACCACCTGGAACGTCTCCTGTATTTATTATTCCAGATGCAATACCTCTAACTATATTATTATATTTTACCATAATATAATTTTCCGCACTAATTGCATTTGGTAGTGATTTAAAATTTACATTTACTGAATATTTAAAATCATCATTGGTATATCGTTCATCCAATACTTTTACTGGAATTTCTTGTTCTTGTTCTTTTGAAAAATCTATTACGATTCTACCTTTATTATCTCTCTCAAGCATAATGTTTACCTAGTAACCTTAAAATAAAAATTATTATCAAAAATTTGAACATTACTACCGTTTTCTTTTTCAATTTTTATCAATACTCTATAAAATCTTTCTGGTTGAAAACAATTCATCCAAATATTAAAATAATTTCCATTTTCATCACAACTTATCTTTGTACCATCTGTTGAAAACGGTATTATTATTTCATCGCTATGTGCATCTCTTATTTCATAATACGAAGTTTCTGGTAAGTAATAATTTATCAATTGATAAGATTGAGTGGTATATGTTTTTTGTGGATACTTTTTATTTGCATATATTCTTATTTTTGATTTTTCATCTTTTGAATAATATTTTTTTAACTTTACATTTATGTTTATGTTTTCATCAGAAACTTCTGTTAATGATCCAGTAGTAAATGTTGAATCATCCCATATAACTTGTAATCTTGGTACATATATCGTATTACTTTCTAATCCAAAAAATTTTATACTTGAAAAATATTCCGGTAAAGTCTCAATATTATCGTCAAATTTTAATATAATTCCGTCATTTTTGATTGTTCCATCAATCCAAGAGTTTATCATTGGTGTAATATTCATATAAACATCTGAGCTTTCGTAGTAGAATGATTCTGAACACGTTAGATTGTTATATGTCCACCAAGTACCACCACCCTTTTTTGTATAATAAGATCCTGTTACATTTGCATTTAAACTCTGTGTTGGTTCCCATTCTTTTGCTGATTGTTTTGATGTTGAGTATTTCCAAGAAACGCCGTCTGTTATATTTGGTCTTGAAGCATACTGTCCTGTACCATTTGTCCATGATGAACTTATTGGGTATGCATAAATTGAATATTCTTGTGGAACTTCTTTTACATCTGTTGTTCTTAATGATAGATAGTAAGATGCAGATGGTGAAATTATTGATGTGTTTATTTTTTCTTGTAAATCTTTTAAATCAAAATACATCAATATTCTACTATTATATGTTGAAGTAGAATTATTTACTTTTTCATGTGACAACTCTAATATAGAATCCAAACCAGTATTTAATGATTCTGTTTTTTCATATATCGTTGCATCTTTAAATGGGTATATTGTGTATATCATTAGTATGTCCTTGCTTTTCCAACTATATCATTATCAGGATACCTTATCTCAAACATAGATGGATCCAAAGACGGAAATAATATACCATCTTTTATTGCAGAATCTATATCATATATGTGTTTTGAATATCCTAATGATTCATCGTGTATGTTGTTTATTTTTATATTTACTACCGTCTGAACTCCATCTATTTTATCTAATTCAGTATAAAGATTACTTATTACAATAGGTTGATTTATTTGCCATTTTTTTACATCAAAATAGTCTTTTAATTTTTGAATACATTTGAGAATTACTTGATTTCCATTTTGATTTGGTCTTGTTACTATTTCAAATTCAACACCTATGTTTATTATGTATGCATCTTTGATTGTAATTGCATCAGTAAGCATTCTGTATTGATCTAGATATGTTTTTAAGTTTTCTTTTGTTGCATTATTTACGTTAGTTAATTTATTATTTCTATCATAACCAAGTACATAAAAACTTAAACCAAATTGATTTTGTAAAAAATTATTTGCACTAGTCATATTATATGAAAGTTCTGTATCTTTTACAACATATGCCTTTGCAATAGAACCAAATTTTGATGGTAAACTATAAGCACGAATAATATAATCTTCTTTTGTAACCGCTCTATTTTGTGATGCAAATTGTGCAATTGCATTTTGTCTTATTTCTTCCAAATCATCCGCATTTTTACCGCCGCTTGCTGGTTCTGGATTTGTAACAGCTAAACTGTTTAAAACCCTTCTATACAATACAGAATCTAAACCAGTTTCATCAACTATAATGTTTTTTGATGTAATTCTGTTAATACTATCACTTGGTACATTATCTGCAGTTCCACCACCAACACTATAATAAACAGTTATTGTTGTATTGCTTGGTGCAATACCATAACTTTTTGTATACAAAAAATTTGCAGGATTTAAGTCATTTGAAAATCCACTTGATATATTATTTAATGCACTACCAACTAAATCTGGATTTGGTATTAGTAGTTCTTCATTAAAATTTGTAACACCAGATCCAAATTGCATTTCAAATGTACCGTCAGCAACTTGTCTTGTTGTAAATCTTCTTGGTATTCTTCTTAATTTTAATAAATAAGGTGTACCACCTCTATCTTCACTTAAAAATTTATCATTTCTTGGAATATTCGGAACTGACTCAAATATTGTATCTTGTGCCAAATATGGTACATTGTACCATTTATTACCGTCACTATCCATACCATATAAAACTTCAATTAAATTTGGCTCTTGTAGTAAAACTTTTCTATATGGTACAACATCACCAAAATCAAAATTTTGTGTGATAACATTTCCAGAAACTGCATTTACTGATTTTTTAAGTAACCAAAATTCCACTTCACCAGTTAAGTCATTTATTTCAAATGGTGTAACCTCTGTTGGATCTAAACTACTACTAAACTTAAAATCAATATAATCGGTTGTTCTGAATAAATTTGTTGTTCCAGTTGAAGATACTGTCATACCTTCATCAATAGCCAACGCATATTTCCAATCTGGAATCATTGTACCAAAACCATCATCAATAGATGGAATCAGTTGAAAAATATTTAATCTTACAACTGAAGCAATTTTGTTTCTTGGGATATATCCCATAGATTGTGCAATGTTAATTATATTTTGTCTTTCTGCTGCATGAGTTATCATTGATTCTTGTAATGTAACATCTGTATAGTATGACAATACATCACCTACATACGCGGCCATTTCCAAAAACATCATTCCAGGAGAAGACTCATTAAAATCTTGATAAGTATTTGGAAAATAAGTTTTAGCAAAATCAATTAAGTTCAATTTTAAAGAATTAAAATCTCTACCCAAATATCTTACATCTTTTTTTAATAAGTCTGACATTTATTTTCCTCACATAATGTCTAAATTACCAGATTCGGTAATTGCTAATGTTACTGGCATAAATATGTTTGTACCAGATATGTATAAATTTATTGTAATAAGAACCGAATATCTTGAATCTGAAAATCTTGCATCATTTTTTGGATCAGTAATCAATTGAACATTTTGTATTGATACATACGGCATCCATTTACTTAATGCCGATGATATTTCGCCTACTATTTTTTCTCTAAAACTATCTTCATCAACAATTGGTTCAAAAAGATAATATTGAATATCTGTTCCAAATTCAGGTTGCATTATTCTTTCACCTTTATGTGTTCGGAATAGATTACGCAAATTTTCTATTACTTGTGCACTATTGGTATATGTTTGATTAAATACACCTTTTTCAGCATTAAATGGAATAGAAATACCAATTGGTTTTAAATCTTTTAATTGACTACCACTTGGTTGAGTATTTATTTCTTGATATATTTTGCGTCTATTTCTAACCAATTATCATCTCCCTTTCTTTTCATCTATCTTTTTCATAAGAGCTGAATAGTTTTTAGTAAGAGCAGACATAACTTCTTCTGGAACATCTTCTTGTGAATAACCATTTGGTATTACACTATTTTGTCTCATTCCATTGAAATTTTGTGCCATGTCTGATGTAAACATCATCTCATCATCGTATTCCATACTTTCTTGTAAACTTCTTCGTGTTTCATTTAATAAATCTTGTATATTTGAATAATCACCAGAAGAAGTTGATTTTTTTACTGATTTTTTAGGTTTTTGTGTAATTTTTGATTCAACTATTTTTCCTATACTTTGTTCATTTATCTTTTTTTCCAAAGCATATTCTATTTCTTCTCGTATTATTTCACGAATTTTGCCAAAAAAACTTTTTGTATTCATATCAATAACTACCTAATAATTGTGTTTGTAAAACTATAAATATCAAAATATGATAAAATTAACCCCAAAACAAAGGACTTGAAGAATCGCTAAATTTTTCATAAAATCCAAGAGCATATGCAGTTCTAGTTCTACCACCCTTACCAGAAAATTTTTCACGTGAAGTACATATTGAACATCCCTCAAAATATTTTGCAAACAGAAAACAACATTCTGATGGATTTGTTGGGTATGGTGAACTTTTTGTAATATATCTTTTACATTTTGGTGTATTTAATAAATATTTAACTTGTGCATCAGCAGTTCTTCCAATGACATTAAACATTTTTTCAGCATCTCTTGTACCAACATAAGATAATCCGTTATATTGAACAAGGCCTATTGATGGTGCCTTTGTCCATCCATCACTTTTATTTAATGCCATAACATTAAATCCGGATTCAACTTGCATATTACCCATTATTCCTGCTGCTTGAGCTTTGGTTAAACCTGCATTTTTTAATATTTTTGAAACTGTTGCCTTTGTTGCTTCTCTTTCTGCACTACTTGCTGTATATTTTGATGTACCAGAATATGTATACATTCCTGAATCAACACCTCCTACTCCTCCACCATAAATTGCAGAAGGTGGTCTTCCCATTGGTATATGTGAAAATGAAGAAGCTTGAACTATACTAGCAATATCTTTAGCACTTTTTACTTTTGCTTTTCTTCTTACTATTTTTTTTGTAGTTTTTACAATAACTACATTTTCTGTTGATTCATCAGTAGGTTTAAACCCTTCTTTATCAGTTTGTTGTGCTTTTTTTACAAAAGAATCTTCATCTTCCCAAGGAAATGCAGGTCTTAATAATAAACTTGAATCTTTAATTTTATCAAATGGTGACACATTAAACATATCATATCTATTATCAAAAACAATAGGTTTTGATGTTGTTTTTTCTTTATTGCTATCATATTCCAAAAGATTTTTTGTTTCTTCTTCTTTTGGAACTACATTTGTTTTTTTAATTTCTTCAAAATTCATTTTTATTCCAAAATTATTATGCCTTAACTAAAAAATATTTCAACACTTGTCCTTTTTTGACATAAGTTTGTATTAAACCATCGTGAAATTCTTTCCATTGTGCAGGAGGAACAGTTTGACATCCTGCCGAAGAAACACTATTTGCACCACCTCTATGTAAATTTATACCAAAACGTCCAGTTACTTCTCTCCTTTCTCTTGTTTTACCTGCACCTGTGAATCCATCTCTGTAAACTGTAAACTGTCCATGTTGAATTAAAGCGGGATGTGATCCCGAAGAACCGTTATGTATTCCCCTAACATATTCCCATACACCTTCTTTTAATGTTGGGTGTCCATCATTTAATCCTTTATATCTACTAATACCATATCCACCTGAATCTG